CATCGCCAGCACGCCCGCCAGCGCCTCGGCCTGCATGCCAAGGTAGCTCGCCGGGTCGGTGCGCTTGCCCTTGTGCTTCTGCTGCAGGTAGCTGATCAGCAGCTCGCGCCATTGCGCCTCGCTCAACACAGGAACCGGCATCAGAACCTCACTGCGACAGGCTCGACCTGCGAGCCGTTGGACTGCCACGACAGGACCAGCCGCCACCCGTGAGGCAGCCGCTCCGGCCTTGCGCTGTACGCCTGGATCGCCTCGCCGCCCGCCGTGGGGATCAGTTTGTTGCCCGCCACCTGACGCATGCCGTCGAGTGCGTCCGCAGCGAGCTGTGAGCCTGTGGCCCGCGTGTCGGTGGTGCGCGACCTGACCAGCGTCCCGAACGTGCGATCCGCCCGATACTGGCCCTTCTGCGCGCAGACGGTGGTCATGACGGTAAAGCCCTGCGTGTCGTCAAACACGCGGTCCCCCGTCGCGTCCCACACGGCAGTCACCTTGCCCGGCGTGTAGGTGCTGCTCTGGATCGCTACATCCTTCGGGATCGTGCTCATCTGCCCTCCAGGGGTACGCTACGCCTTGAGGTGTGCCGCCCCGCCGTCCACCAGCCCCAGCTGCGCCTGCACCTTGGCGAGCAACACCGGCGTGATGGCGCCCGGCGTCACTGTGTTGACCGCGGTGGCCACCGCCGCCAGGAAGCTCGACATGTCCGCCGTGGGCTTGACCGGGTCCGTGTCCCTGGCCACGCGCAAGGTGCCGCCGTTCACCACCACGTCCTGCCCGGCAGCGGCGTCCACCGTCACCGCGCCGGTCTTGCTGATCTTCACCGTCGCCCCGTTGGCCCGGATCCACAGCTCGTAGCCGTCGGCGACGTAGATCTCAGCATCGCCGGGCGGCTGTGACTGTGGGCCCGCGCCGGGTAGCTCGCTAGCGATGATCGCCCGCTGCGAGCTGCTACCCCCCACGGCCACCGTCAGCACCTCAGCGCCCGCCGGGGGGCTCGACCTGAAGCCGTAGTGCTGCCAGCGCCGCGCCGGGTCCTGCCCCTGTGGTTCCCAGTCCGCCCGCTGTTGCGGCTCGACCTCGTCGGCGCCGCTGGCGTTCGTCCGCACCAGCCGGGTCCAGCGCACGAGCGGACGGATGCGACCGGCGATGTAGTCTTTGAGCTCTTGCGCGATGGCCATCACTTCGCTCCGGCCGCGACCTGCGCCGCTGGCGTCTCCTGGTACAGGCTCTGAATCTCCGCCCTCGCCACCGGGGGGCTTTTCCACTCGCCGAACGACGCCGACAGGAAGCCGGGCAAGCGCAAGTTCAGCGTGGTCACGTCGGTATCCTTCTGCGCCTCGCAGACGCAACTGCCGACGTAGTAGGGAGCGGCCTTGAGACCCAGCGCCGGGGCAGTCACCCGGATCATCTGGTCGCTCTCGAACCACACGCCCGCCTGGTAGTGGTCCGCCACCGTCACCGCCAGGTAGTGCGAGTCATACACGCCGCGCTTGTACTTCCACTCCGCCATCTTCTGCGCCATGGCGGCGTTCCACATCTCGCCATCGCCGAAGGTGTGCAGCCGGTGGAACGGAAGCGCCCCCCGGTGGTAGATGGCGCCGCGGCGCTTCCCGGCGTTCACGCTCTGCGGATCCTTCAGCGGGTCCGGCGTCGCAACTTCGCCGACGCACACCACGTCGGTGTAGAGCGTGGCGATGGTGTCGTGCTGCTCGCAATCGATCACCGCCGTGTTGTCGCGGTCGATGTGCAGGTGATAGGCGGGGGGCCGGTTGTAGTCCGGGTTCCACACCTGGATATACCCGTCCACCGTCACGCCGATCAACCGGTTGAACCGTTGCGCGTATTTCGACATAACGTCAAACGCGCTATCGCCCGCTTCAATCTGGATAGCGTACACCGGCTCGATCAGGTTGTTCTGCGCCGCCACGGCAACGACCTTGCCCAACTTCAGCGAGCGCTGTAGCAGGTTGCTATCGTCGATGCGCACGCCCTTGAACGGGTGCGTCTTGTCGATGAAGGTGTGCAGGCTCTTGGGGTCCACCAGATCGCCAAAGGTCGCGCTGCGCAGAGAACGGAATAGCGGCGCTGCGCAGTTCTTGAGCAGCCATCCAAGGTCAGCAGACGTTACCCGGATAACCTCTTGCTTCAGTGACACGGAGCGGTCGGTGATAATCCCGTAGTGCTTCAGCGTTCGGGCCCCGCCGTTGACCGCCGGGTTGATCATGTACAGCCGCAGCGTCGAGCCCATGCGCAGCTTTGCGAGGGTTTCGCCCTGCTGGTCGGCGGTCAGCTCAAATACACACTCGTCGCCAACGGCCAGAACATCCGAGCTGTAGGTGAAGCGCTCGACCGTGTCGAGCACGTACACCGGCCCGCCGGGATACTGCACCTCCAGGATGGCCCTCGACCGCTGGTCAGACATTCGCCACCGCCTGTAGCAGCCCGCCGGCCACGACCGCCGGCAGGGTCACGCCGGCCGGGTCCGGGATGAGCAGCTGCGCGCCGGGCTGCAGCCGCAGCGGGTTCTTGATGCGGTTCAGCGCGAGGATCTGATCCTCGACCGCCTGCGCGCCGCCGCCGTAGATGGACGCGCACCACCGGGTCAGGCTGATCATCTCGTCCACGCGCCGGGTCACCATCTGCAGCGCGCCCGCGCTCGACAGGTTGTAGGCCATCAGGCAACGTCCGAAGGTCAGCCGCGCCTGCGCGACCAGGTCGGCCTGCGCCACCTCCAGCCCCACCATCCCGATGAACGTGTCCACCGCGGCCTTGACCTGCGCGAGCGCGCTATCAAGCTCCATCTGCGTGAGCGCGGCGTCCTGCACCGCAGCGCCGAACGCCTGCACCGCGCTCGACACCGCAGCGGCCTGCGCGGCTTGACGCCGGTAATCCGCCATCGCCGCCGCCGCGACCTTGGCGCCGAGCGCCGTGGACGCCTGCGAGGCAGCCGCCGCCGCAGCGCTCGGGGTGTCCTGGGGCACCGTGCGTAGGTTCGTCTCGCTGAAGTCGATCTCAAACGTCTTGGTCGTCAGCGACTCGTTCGGCGACTCCGTCGAGCGCAGCGGCCCGGTGAAGAAGGCATTCACCGCCCCGAAGCGTGGATCGATCAGCCGCCCGAACGGCTCGGCCGCCAGCGCCTGCTCGATGTTCTTGAACGCCTCGGACGCACCCGGCTCGCGCAAGATGCACGTGTAGCCGAAGCGCCGCGCCCCCTGCCCCTGCCACTGGTGGATCACACCGCTGCGGTAGAGGATCGAGTGCTCCCCAAACTGCGGCGAGACCTCGAAGTTCCAGCCGCTCAAGGTGCCGGTGAAGGGCAGCCGCACGCCCTTGCGCGTGACAAACTCGAAGGTCTCCAGCCTCGCCATCTCAGTTCCCCTTGGGCTCGTTGGGGTTGCGCGGGACCTTGGCCACGATAGGCGTCGCCTGCATCGCCACGGCCACCTCTTGCCCGATGGACTTGCTCGTCAGCCCGGCGCCCTTGAGTGCGTCGGCAAGCCCGCGCTGGATCGCCGCGACCAAGCCCTCTGTCCCCTTGCCCGCGCTGGACAGACCAGACGACACAGCCGCGCCGGTGCCCTCGGCCCCCTTGCCTGCGCTGGACAGGCCCGCGCCGGCCTCGCTCGCCAGGTCGCCCACGACCTTCACCGCGCCCTTCCCGGCGTCCTTGAGGCCCTTGCCCGCCGCGGTCCAGTCCGTAGCCTGGTTGTAGGTGTCGGTTGCCGCCAGCGCCGCCGCGCCCGCGGCCCGGTCCCGCTGCTGCTCGTTGATCTCGGTGGCACGCCGCTTGCCCTCTGGGCTCTTGGTATAGTCGGCGTAGAGGTCTCCCATCTTCCTTTGGGTTGCCGCCGTCTCGGCCTTGCCGCCCGCCACCACCGCCTCGTCCGTCTCGCGCATTAGTCGGCCGCTGGCGAGCATGGAGCCCAGCTCCGGCCCGAAGAAGTTGATCATGGCGCGGCGCTTCGCGGCCTCATCGCGCCCGTACTTCTTGTCTCCCCAGCCCTTGAGGGACTTCATGATCCCCACGGGGTCTTTCACTTGCCCGTACTCGTCGAGCACGCTCCCCTTGCCGGTGATGCGCTCGATGTCGAGCGCCCGCGACTTGATGAGACCCACCGCGCCGCCGGCCACCGCCTGCGCCTGCTCGGGGCGCATGTGCTTCTGCAGCGCCGCCACGAACGCCTCGACCTTGGTCCGCGCCTGGTCGCTGGTCACGCTGATCTGCTCGAACGCCGGCCGCAGCGCCGTGATGCTGTCGAGCAGCGCCTGAGGCCCGCCGGTGGTCCCCAGCCGCTCCGCCATGCCCCGCAGCTTGTCGATCTCGACCGTGACATCCCCCGTCACCCGCAGGCCCGCCTGCAAGCTGCCAGTGACAGGTGCGAAGTCCACCAGCTCGCGCCCCGTGGCTTTCGCCTCGCGGCCCAGCCCCCGCAGGCTCTCCATGCTCTGCCGCCCCGTGTAGGCGGTTCGGGCCATGGTGTCGATGAAGTCCTGCTGTGCGTCGGCGGACTGGTGCGTGTCCACCTCCAGCCGCCCGAACGTGGCACGCAGATCGCCCACGTCCACGCCCAGCCGCCGGGACGATCCGGACGTGCGTTCCTGGAAGGTCTGCGCCGCCTGCTTGGCCTCGCCCAGGTACTGGATCGTCTTTACGACCGCGGCGCCCACAAAGCCCATGCCCGCCACGGCCCCCAGGAACTTCCCAGGCGACAGCGCGGTCAGCGCCTTGTCCGCAGCCCCTGCCAGGTCTTTGAGCTTGCTCCCAGCCCCGCCCGTTGCCTGCTGCGCGCCCTCGCCCGCGGCCTTCGTATCCTTGAGCGCGCCGCCGATCTTCTTCGCCTCGGACGCGACCTTGCCACCGCCTTCTAGCGTGGCCTCAATCACTGCGCGGTCGGACACGGTTCACCTCTTGCTGGTGGCGAGCACCAGCGCCTTGAACGCCGCGGGGTCGGACGAGCTCGCGGAGAACGTCTCCACAGCCTTGCCGTCGCCCAGGTTGCGCCGGGTGGTCTGGTAGGTGCCCGCCGCGCTCGACGCGCCCGACAGCACGCGCCGCGCCGCCACCTGCGCCGCCAAGAACCGGATCGCGTCCTGGTCACGATGGCTGGCGAGCGGTGCGCCGGTCCACTCGCTGATGTTCCGGGCACTCAGGATCAGCGCGGCTCGCCCTGGGGCCCCTTCGAAAAATCCTCGGCCTCGCGCCGCAGCTCCTCCAGCATCTCCGCGCTCACCAGGTCGGGATACTCGCCCGCCAGCATCAGCTGATACTGCTTGCCCAGCCACGGGTATTGCAGCCCGGTCAGCCCCTCGCGCAGCAGCCGCAGATCCGTCTCATCCTCGATGAGCAGCTTGGACATGTCGCCCGGGTCGCGCAGGCTCGCCTGCAGCAGCAGCACGATGTACTCCAGCTCCGGATCCAGCTCGGCCGCGGTCTTGCTCCGCTCGCCGATCCGCTTCAGCGCCGGCTCGGACACGGGGAGCATGACGGCGTCCACCTTGCGCTGCATGGGCACGCCGCCGGGTCCGGTGGTCCGCAGGGTGAAGGTCAGCCGCCGCCCCTGCTCATGCACGCCGCCTTCCAGCGTCAGCAGCTGCTGTAGCCGCATCAGACCACCGCCGGATTGGCTAGCGACACCTCTTCGAACATGACCTGCACCGCGATAGCGCCCGTGGCGTCCTGATCGGCGGACGGGTTGACGTTGCTGACGGTGCCGCGCAGCAGGTTATACACGTCGGTGCCCAGCTTGATCTGCAGGTTGAACTTGCGCGGCGTCGGCAGCAGCGCACCCGTCGCCCGCAGGAAGGTCTGCTTGTCCTCCAGGATCGGGAAGTTCAGCGTGATCTGCGGCTTGATCGGCCCGACGCTGGTGACCACCGTCGCTTCCTCGCCGTTCAGCACCGCCACCTGATTCACCGTCCTCTGAAACTGCGGCTGCACCGCGGCCAGGTTGCTGATAGGCGTGCCGTCCAGCGAGCAGGGAATCTTGCCAGTTGCCATGGTCCGGGTCTCCTTACTGCGCCGCGTAGCCGTCGGCGACGATCTGATCCAGGTCCGCCACGCCGTTGAACGGCAGCGACACATCGATCCGCGTCGGCGTCACAGTCACGCCGGCCTGCACCTGCGAGATCAGCCCCTCGACGTTGTCGTAATAGTCCTTCTGCCCCCACTCGCGGATCTTGGCCACCACCTCGGCCTTGACCCCCTCGGGCGTCGCCGCGTTCTCCGTCTGGGCGTTCCCCACGCTCTTGATGCTCTTGCCGCCGTTGTCCGGCGTCCCCATGAACTTCGCGGTCAGCATGTAGCGCAGGTCAGCCCGGAAGTAGATGGGCAGCAGCGCCCCGCTCCACTTGGTCAGCTTCAGGGTCGCGCTCCCCGCGCTCTTGAACGTGGTCAGGGCCAGCGCGATGCACAGCATGCCGTCCCGCACCGTCAGCGGCGCCAGCTGGTAAGCGGTGATGCCCAGCTCGACCTGCGAGCCCGGCCCCTCGGTCGGCCGGTACATCCTGTGCGGCAGGGGCAGCGGCTTGCTGCTGTTGCCCCGCAGCGCGTAGCCGTTGTAGTTCTTGGCGGGGTTCGTCTGCGCCGCGACGATGGCGCACGCACGCGCCGCGATCTCACCCGCGCGCACCGGCACCCCCTGCGCCCAGTCCACCGCGAAAAGCTCGGACGTGGACAGGCTCGCCGCCTGGGGGATGCCGCTCGACGGCTGCATGAGCAGCCCGCCGGTGAACGCGCCGTGGCACGTCTCGCCCTTCTCGATGCCGGGGGCATCCGAGGCCAGGACGTAGGCCGACAGCGCCGCCCAGGTCGAGCCGTTGCCCGTGTCCTGCCAGGGCTGCGCGATGGCCTTGAACGCCAGCGACTGATCCGCATACAGCGCCGTCGCCGCGGCGGTCAGATCCGGGTTGCCGGTGCCGGTGGTGCCCGCGGCCATGGTCGAGGTCTGCGGCGCGATGCTCGCGGCGGTCGCGGTCATCCGCCCGAAATGCACGTCGTTCTGGTAGTAGAGCACCACCACGCCGCCCGTGCTCGCCACCGCGGCCCGCAGCGGCCACGCCGCGCCGTTGATGCTGTTGCGCAGCTTCACCGCGCTCGCGTGGTCCGTGTCCGCGTTGACGATGGCCACCACCCGCTGCAGCACGCCCGCGCTCGCGCCCGTGACCAGCGTGATCGTACCGTCCGCGCCCGCCGGCCCAGCCGCCACGGTCAGCGTGCCAGGGCTCACCGCCAGCCCGGACGCCGGGTTGTAGATGCGCACGCCGATCCAGAGGTCTTCCCCGATGGCGCCCGCGTGGCGGTCCGTCAGCGTCACCGTGTCGGTGGCCACGGTCGGCACCACCGGCCAGTCCACGAGCAGCGCCGCCGCGGCCTGCGCCGCCGTCGCCACCACCGCGAACGTGTCGCCCGCGTTGGCCCGGAAGCTCGCCACGCCGAAACCGCCGATCTCGATGTCGATCTGAGTCGTCTGCGTGACGGTGGTATTGCTGCCAGGGATCCAGCCGTCGGTGTTGTCGTAGGTGGGGGCCGCCATGAACTTCAGCGGCCTGGTCGCCTTCACGCCGCCGGCCGGATCGGCGACGGGGAGGATCCACATCTCGGCACCCGCGGCCTGAGGCTGGCTGCGAGCCGCCTTGTAGTTATGCGCCAGGTGAGACCACGACTGGCACAGCTGATCCACCTGATCCGCGCCCGACGGCAGATAGGGGGTGTTCAGCGGGATGGACGCCGACGCCGGCACCTGGCCAGGGATCAACAGCCGGTTGTTGGGGCCCACGTCCCCGATGGCGCCCAGCCGATTGAAGCTGGTGTAGACGCCTGCGCTCCGAAGGGAAGCCGGTACGGTCACGTTGCTCATGCCTCAGTCCTCACAGCGGGGGGACCACCTGGTAGGTGTCCCGGAAAAGGATGCTCGTCGAGCACAGGACCTTGTCCTGCACGATGCTGGTGCTGTCCGTGGTGGTCACGCCGACTCGCATTGCGCCTGCACTCAAGACAGGGGGTACGCCACCGCGGATCACGGCCTGGTAGACGAACGTGCCGTCTGGCTTCAGATCGCGGTAGGTGTCGCGGTCCGCCGCGAACGTCACCGGGGCCGGGGTCGAGCTCACCGGCGTCCCCGCCACCACCGCCACGCCCGCGGCCCAGCTCCGGGTCAGCCCCGGCCCGTCCGCCAGCTGATAGCCCTGCGTGACGTAGTTCGAGCTGTCGAAGGTCCGCGCCGCGCCGGTATCCTCCAGCCGCGGCTGCACCCGGATCACGCCGGGGGGGATGGCCACCAGGTCCTCATCGGGCACGGGGATCCGGCACAGGACCCTGACCTCCGTGGCGTTGATGAAGCGCCGCTCCATCAGGTTCTCATCCACGTTGACCGTGTCGCCGATCTCGCACCAGAGCAGCCCCTGCAGGCCCAGGTTGCCGCGCGGCGCCCCGGCCTCGCTCCCGTGCAGCCCCGCCATCAGGTACTCGATCTGCGCGCTCATCTCGTTGGCGCCGATGTCGCCGTTCACCGGGTCACGTCGCCGTTCACCGGGTCGCCCCAGCTCGACCACGGCCCGCCCCGGTCGTTCTCCGAGATGGCCCACACGCTGTAGGTGTGGACGAACTCATAGTAGGCCCCCGGGTAGCCGCAGCTCGCCGGGTTCGTCTTGCTCGACTCCCACACCAGCAGGATCGAGGGCTTTGCCGCCAGGACCTTGAGCATCCCTTCATCGGTCCCGCCGCGCCCGCGGAAGAAGTCCACCTCCAGGCAGAAGCCCGCCGGCCGCGCCGCCAGGGGAGCGCCGCTGTTGGGCCCCCAGTTCACCGCGCTGGTCGAGCGGATCCAGCGCGCGCCGGGCCCCCTTGCTGGTGGCGTGGTGGGGGCCACGATGGCGGGGGGAGCGTTCGCCGCCCCGCTGTACAGGTTCAGGCTGTAGACGCGGGACTCGCTGGTGACGTAGCACAGCGCGCCGTCGTAGCCCGCCGACACGTCGAGCGCCGCCAGCGCCGCCAGGTCCGCGACCGTCTGCCGCTTCAGGAACGCCAGCCGCAGCGTGTCGAGGATCGCCCGCTCGATAAGGGTCCGCTGGTTGATCAGCGTCAGTCTCGTCACCGCCGGCCTCCGAGTAGCGAGTCGCGCACGATCTCGACCAGCACGACCCTGTCTTGCTCGTCGATCTCCAGCCACGTCCGCGCCGGCTCGCGCGCCCCATGCCCCGCGGTCCCGCCCTCGTTATGGACGCCGGACCACGGGACCATGTTCACCATCTTCACCGTGCTGCCGCTGATCTCCGGCCGCTGCATGCGCGGCAAGCGGCCCAGCAGCTTCTTGCGCGCGATGGCGCGGCGGTCCCCTCCTACCCTCTTCCCCGTCTTCGCCGCGCGCTCTACGCCCTTGCGCAGCGCCTCCAGCGCACGGCTCGACACCACCTTGGAGCGGTCCGGCATCAGGCCCGCCCGCAGCCGCTGAAGCTCGCTCAGGTCGGACTGCGCGGTGATGGACCCTTGCCGTGCGCGGCGCTGGAGTTGTTGCGTCAAGCGCCGCGCGTAGCCCTCGCGCACGCCGCCGGCCGCCGTCACCTTGGCAGTCCTGGTCTGCTCGTACTTCTTGCGCGTGGCCTCCGACCAGCCGGGCCAGCCCGTCTGCTCGTCCGCGGCCCGTTTCGCGCTCGACCGGAAGAAGCCCGCCCAGCGCCGCAGGATCCGCATGGGGTTCTGCGCCGCCGCGGCCATCCCTTCGAAGCGCTCGACCGGCGCCGAGACGTTGACCTTGAAGGTCACATTCACGGCATGCGCCTCCAGCTGTTCAGCGTCATCCGGGGGAACACTCCGCCGCCGGTGGTGTCCACGGCTCGATAGCTCGACACGCGCGGCGTCCCGGGCTTGTTGGTGCCCGCGCCGCGCTTCCCAGCCTCCATCTTGTCGAGCTGCCCCCGCGCCCAGTCGCACTGAGTCTTGACCCCCTCTGGCATGGCCATCCCGCCGCTGTTCCACTGCCAGAACCACCACGCCGCCAGCGCCGCCACGATGGTGCGAATCCCCATGGCGTAGGTGGTGGGGTCGGCGTTGTAGGTGGTGCTGAACTTGTTCCCCGCCGCCATGTCGTACTCGGCCGACGCCGTCAGGATCGGCTTGTCGAGCAGCGTCTGGTCAAACGTGGTGGTGCCGCCCTTGGCCAGCTTGTTGAGCATGGCCAGGTCGTTGTTGAACACGTCGAGCACGTCTTGACGGGTGCAGAGTTTGAGGTCTGGCATCTGCCAGAGGAGGTACGCGAGGCGGGGCAAGCCCGCCGCCGGTTATGGCTCGAAGTATTGGACGCAGGCTTGCGGGTAGAGGAAGCCCGCGCCGACGCAGGCCCGGACGCCGTACTGCACGCCGCGCTTGAGCACGCGGGTCGTGTCGTTCGGGTTGAGCCCGTCGATGTAGGTGTACGGACGCTCCGGCGCCTGCACGACGAACGGACGGTCGTTCTCCGCCGCGACCTTCACCGACAACCACATTTTCGGATTGCCCCCGATGGTGGTGTCGCCCAGCTCAGGGAACAGCAGCACGTCGTCGTACTTGCCCTTGAGGCTGGTGGACTCCGAGGCGGTCCCGGCGTCGCTGGCGATCAGGCCCTCGTTCAGGTGCTTGCGCGCGCGCGACTCCTGATCCTCGGTGGCCACCACCAGGTAGCGCTTCCCCGGCTTGCGCTGGATCTTCCCATCGTAGGACCGCATCGACGTGTGCCAGTCCGCCGCACGGGTGATGCCCGCGCGATCCAGCGCCACGCCCGTCCACTTGTTCCGGAACTTGCCCAACTCCGGCCGGTTCGGGTTGTACGGGTGGGTCACCGTGGCCATGAAGTAGTTCAGCCCGTCGTACACCGTCACCGGGTTCGAGCAGATCGCCAGCGCCAGCAGCTGATCCAGGATCAGGTTGGCCCGCGACAGCGCGCCGGTCAGGTTCGGCTCCATGACGCCGTAGAAGTCGCCGAGCAGGTCCCGCGCCGCCATGAAGTAGCCCGGGGGGTCGTACTCGTCGAACCCGCAGCTGAACTTCGCGAACTCGGCCAGGTTGCTCTTGGCGATCTCGCCCGGCTTGACCTTGCCGTCGGCGAGGGCGTTGCTGACGAGCTGCAGCGTGAACGTCGTCACCAGACCCATCGCCCCATCGCGGATCCACGCGATCTTGGGCGCGATCAGGTCCGAGTCATACGGCGCCTCGCGCAGGCTGGTGTTGATCTCGTTGAACAGGTTGGGTAGCTGGTCTACCGTGATGATCGCCGCGTCGGCCATCTCTCATCGTCCTTTCTGCCGCAGCGCGGCTACACGCGCACCTTGCACAGCGTGCTGCTGATGATCTCCAGCAGGGTGCAGCTCACATCGTTGGCAGCGACGGTCTTGTGGACCGTGCTGCCGTCGGTGAAGTACACCAGCTTGCCGATCTCCGTCTGGCCCGGCGCGTCCCCCGCGTCGATGTCCATGATGACCTCGACGTTCCGCGCGAACATCGCCGGCTCGGCCAGCGTGTAGTCGGCCGCCGTGGTCTCCTTCAGCGGCTGCATGCTGATGCCCAGCGGGGTCTGCCCCGCGGTCGCCGCAGCCGCGGCCTTGATCACGCCGCCGACGTTGACCGCCATCGAGCCGTAGGGGACGTTCTGGGAAGCGCCCAGCACGTTCATCTTGGCGGTCTGGACCTGCTCGCGGACCAGGGGTTGATTGATCTGTCGCGTCGCCATCTCGGTTCACTCCTCAGCGCGCCGCGCGCGCCTTGTTGATCAGGTCCTGCGCCGTGGTGCGCACGTCCGGCACGTCCGCGGCGCTGTCGGTCACGCGCTTCGCCGTGCCCCCCGCCGCCGGCCGCCGCTCCGACGCGCCCAGGTCGCGCGCCTTCTTGACGAGGCCACGCGCCACGGTCTTGACCCCAGCCGGGTCCAGCTCGACAGGCTCGACCTCGACCGGCGTCCCGACCTTGCCGGACCGCAGGCGCTGGCTGGTGGTGAAGGTCCCGGCCGGGATGGAGCGCGCCACACGCTGCGCCTTGTCCGGCTGCGCGATCCACTTGGCCCGCTCGTCCTGAGGCAGCCGCCCGGCCTTGATCAGCTCGTCCACCTTGGACACCTCGACCTCGGCCGCGGCCTGCGCCCTGCTCTGCAGCGCGCGCTTCACCAGCCGCTGCGCCTCCTTGGCCTCCTCCTCTTCCTCGCCCTTGTCGGCCTCGCCGGTGCCCTCAGCGCGCGCGGCCTGCTTGTCCTCACCCTCGCCGCCCTCGGCCTTGGCCTCCGGCGTCCCCTTGTCCATCTTGGGCGGATACGCCTGCTCGAAAGCCGTCACCACCTGCGCCCGCTGCTCCGGCGTGGCGTCCGTGCTCGCCAGCCAGCGCAGGAGCGCCTTTTCCGCCGCTTCGTACTCGACCTTGCCCTGCAGGCCCAGGATCTCGTGTAGCTGTTGCTCGTCCATAACGCTCCTCATGGCCCGCAGCGCCCGTAGCACCGCGGCCCGATCCAGCCGCAGCGCGGCCTTGTTGCTCCCCACGATCACCAGCGACGCCTCCAGTAGTTCGAGCGCCGCGTAGACCGTCACGCGCCGCCCGCCCACCATGCGCGACTCTTCCCGCAACACGTTGCCGTAGATGCTCACGGCCTGCAGGAATCCGCCCTTGACCTGCTCGTAGCAGAGGTCCGCCAGCTCGTGCCCAGCAAAGAGCACGCAGATGTCCAGCGCCGCCGGGGTCTGCTCGATGGCCACCACGCGCCCGATCACCCGCTCCGGTCCCGGCGTCCCTACCTCCTCTTCTGAGAGGGGGTGCATCCAACAAAACACCGGGTTGGTGCGGTACACCGCCAGCACCACGCCGCCGGGCTCGATGATCGTCCCGTGGGAATCCACGTCCGGCGTGCAGAGACGAAACCAGATCTGGCGGTCGCCCGCCGGCCGGTCAAGCTGTGCTGCGCATGGGATGTTGATCCGCATCAGGT